TCTTGTTACGCGAAGTCGCGAAAATCGCAGTTTTTGCAAAGGGAGATTTAATGGAACCAGTCATCAAAAGCGTGCCTGTTAAGGGCATTGGGTTAGATCCTGAAAATGTCAGAAAACACTCATACAAGAATCTTGAGGCAATTAAAAGTTCACTGCGCAAGTTTGGTCAGGTAAAACCGATTGTGTTGCATCAAAACGTTGTAGTTGCAGGTAACGGCACTTTAATGGCCGCACAGGAATTAGGTTGGTCTGCTATTGATGTTGTTGAATTACCTGACGATTGGAGCAAGGACAAGGTTAAGGCTTTTGCAATTGCAGATAACAGAACAGCAGAATTAGCAAACTGGGACACAGAGTTGTTAAATGTTCAACTAGAAGAATTAAAAGAGTTTGGCTATCACCTTGAAGACGTTGGATTTAATGAACAAGATGTAGCAAATATGTTGCGACTAAACGAATTAAAAAATGGTGAAGAAATTGATCCTTTTGCTGAGTGGAAAGGAATGCCTGAGTTTGATTCAGACGATAAAGTTGCCGCATTTAGGGTAGCGATTAGTTTTGTTTCTGAACAAGATGCTAACGATTTTTTTGAGTTAATAGATCGACCAAAGAAAAGTGTTTTATGGTGGCCAACAGAAGATGGACATATTGGTTCTACTGTGAAAATGCAATACATAAATGATGAGGAATAAATGCAACCACGCTTTCCAATTTATATTCCCTCAAAGAGTCGAGCAGAAAATGGAACTACAGCAAGATTTTTAGATGCAATAAATGTGCCTTACAAAATGGTTGTTGAAGAACAACAATTTGATGAGTACAGCCAATATTTTTCTACTGACAAACTTTTAATCCTTGACCCTGAATATCTTAAAAACTATGACACGTTTGATGATCTAGGTGACACAAAATCCAAAGGTCCAGGAGCAGCACGAAATTTTATTTGGGATCACTCTGTTTCACAAGGACATGCTTGGCATTGGGTAATGGATGACAATATTGTTTTATTTGCACGACTACACAAAAATCAAAGAATACCTGTAGGTGATGGAACCATATTTCACGCTATGGAAGAGTTTGTTTTGCGTTACAAAAATATTGCTATGGCTGGTCCACAGTATTGGATGTTTGCTCCAAGTCGCGCAAAGTTGCCACCCTTTGTTGTTGGCACTCGTATCTATTCCTGCAACCTAATCAGAAATGATGTTCCCTTTAGATGGCGTGGCAGATACAACGAGGACACCGATCTATCTTTGAGAATGCTGAAAGATAATTGGCAAACAGTCCAATTTAATGCTTTTCTGCAATACAAACTAACAACACAAACATTGACCGGTGGGAACACAGAGGCTTTCTATGCTGAAGAGGGTACTTTGCCCAAATCACAAATGCTTGTCAAGATGCATCCAGATGTAACAAAGTTAGTACAAAGATTTAATCGTTGGCATCACCATGTAAATTATGGACCATTTAAGAATATTGCATTATTGAAAAAAGAAGATGTAGTTATATCTGTTGACAATCCTTACAAGTCAAAACTTATTCCACGCAAAAATAACTTTACAGTTGCAGTAGAGAGCGCAATTGAAACTAAACATAGTTTGATTGATTTTTATCAAACTCAAATCAACAACCTACATAATCTTGAAAACCCTCAGTACCCGATTTATGTTCCAAGTAAAAAAAGAGCGAATATTGCCAAAACTCCACAACTTTTAGAAAACCTAAAACAGCCATATGTTTTAGTCGTTGAAAAAGAAGATTTAGAAGAATACAAAAGTGTGTTTCCCAACGCAGAATACCTTGTGTTGCCAGAAAGCAATCAAGGAATTATTTATGCAAGAAATGAAATTAAAAAAAATGCAGAAAAAAGATCTTCTGAATATCATTGGCAAATAGATGACGACATTCGTGGCACTTGTTTTTCAATAAATGCTAAGGAAACAAACTTGCCGATAACTCAAGCCTTGTCTGTTGCTGAATCTTGCGTGCAGTCATATGAAAATATTGGAAGCATAGGTTTAAGGCATATGGCTTTTTCTCGAACAGAAAAGCATACAATTGGGTTCAATAAAATTGTGTACACGATTCAATTGTTAAAAACTAATACAGATATTTATTTTAGAGACAATACAATTGAGGATGTTGATTACACATTACAATTGTTGAACAAGGGTTTTTGTACAGTAGTCTTAAACAGGTTGCTGTTCAAAGCGCCATCAACTGGAAGTGAAGTTGGTGGAAATACAGAAATTGAACACACAAGAGAGAAGCGACTATTGCGTGCGCAAAATACTGCAAACTATTGGCCAGAAGCAAAGTGGAAAATTAAAGACACAAGTGTTGGAGCAAAACTTGGATCTACAAGAATATGGTCAACATTTGAACAACGACCAGTACCAAAGGAAAATTAATGGGACAGCGAGGCAGACCCCCAAAACCAACAGAAGTCAAAAGGATGTTAGGGAATCCAGGAAAGCGACCTTTGCCTGAAACCAGCAACATTGTTTTGCTTCCCGCTGTAAATGAAATCCCTGAACCTAATCGACCACTATTCAAGTTTGGTCGTGAACTTTGGGATCGTGTTTGGACAATGGGACACACTTGGCTATCGTATTCAACAGATATAGATTTGTTGTTAATTGTTTGTGAACAATTAGATGAAAGAGCAAAATTGAGAACAAAGGTTTGGAATGACGGCAGATTAGATGAACGCAAAGCATTAAGATCTTTGGAAAAACAAATTGTAGAAAACCTGTCGTTGCTCGGATTTACACCAACAGATAGATCCCGACTTGGTATTGCTGAAGTTAGAAAATTGTCTAAACTTGAGGCTCTGCGTGAAAAATACAAAGACTAAACAATTCAGTCCTGCGTGGCTGACCCCTGTATCAAGCCAAGACTTAAAACACACAAGAGGAATACAGGTTGCTGATTTCATTAACACTTTTTGTGTACAAACAAAAGACACTGTTGCTGGTCGCGCAGGTGAAAGAATTGTTTTAAGGGAATGGCAAGTTGAATTATTAAAACACATATTTGCTGTTGAAAACAACAAATTAAAACACAGATCAGCCCTTGTGGGCATGGCTAGAAAAAATGGAAAATCGGCACTTTCATCTGGGATTGCGTTGTGGGGTTTATTTCTTGGAGAAAATGGTGGCGAGGTTTATTCTTGTGCCGCAGATAAAGATCAAGCAAAAATTGTTTTTAATGATGCAAAGAAAATGATTGAAGCAGAACCCGATCTTATGGGGCAGGTTAATCTTTACAGGGATGTCATTGAAGTTCCAGCCACAGGTTCTATTTATCGTGCTTTGTCTTCTGAAGCATTTACAAAAGAGGGGTTGTCCCCATCGCTTGTTATTTATGACGAATTACATGCCGCACCAAATCGTGAACTTTATGATGTTATGCAACTTGGTATGGCCGCAAGAAGATCTCCTTTGCTTCTAGCAATTACAACTGCTGGAGTGAAATCCGATAACACAGGACAAGATTCGATTGCTTACAACTTGTATCAGTATGGACAAAAAGTTGCGCGTGGTGAAGTTATTGATCCAACATTTTTTATGTCTTGGTGGGAAGCAAACTCTGATGCTGATCATCATCTACAAAGCACTTGGGAATTAGCAAATCCAGGCTTTGGTGATATCAATGATCCAGAAGATTTCAAGTCAATGGTCAAAAAAACTCCTGAATCAGAGTTCAGAACAAAACGCTGTAATCAATGGGTGTCATCTCAAACAGCGTGGTTGCCTAATGGAAGTTGGGAAAAACTTGTTGGAGAAAAAGAAATGAATCATGAAACTGAGGTTGTGCTTGGTTTTGATGGATCTTTTTCTGGTGATGCTTCTGTAATTGTTGGAGTGACGATTGAGGAACAGCCACATGTTTTTCTTGTTAAGGCTTGGGAGAAACAACCAGAAGATACAGATGAGTGGCGCGTGGATTCTTTAGATGTTGAAAACTCAATTATTGAAGCGTGTCAAAAATATCGGGTGAGAGAAATTGCTTGTGATCCTTTTAGGTGGCAGAGAACAATGCAGGTTTTACAAGATCTTGGTTTGCCTGTTGTTGAGTGGCCATCTACATCTGCAGCAAGAATGATTCCTGCTTGCGCAAAGTTTTATGATGCTGTTGCAGGAGAAAAATTAAATCATGACGGCAATCCTTTAATTGCGCGTCATATATCAAACGCTGTTGTGAAAACAGATAGACTTGGACCACGAATCGTCAAAGAGCACAGAGGATCTCCACGAAAAATAGATGCCGCAGTTGCTAGTATTATTGCATTTGACAGGGCAACTGTTTCTCGTACAGACACAGAACCTCTTGTTCCAGAGTTTTTTTATTAGGAGAAATGTTGACCTCAACAATCATTCAAGTAATTGGTTTATCAGTTTTGTCTTTAGGATTTGGACTAATTTATCTACCAGCAGGTATCATAGTAATTGGTGCGTCATTAGTGGTTTTAGGTATTGCGATTGAGAGAAGCAAATAATGTTAAACAACCTGTTTAATTTAGGGGAACAAAGGGCAATAAGTTTTCAATCAATTTGGGGTGCAGGTGATTCTTTTGCTTTCACAACTGAATCTGGCGCAAACATTGACCAAAATACCTCAATGCGAATTAGCGCATTTTACAGTTGTGTTCTTTTAATCTCTGACACAATTTCAACCTTGCCTGTTGATTCTTTTATTCGCAGAGATGGTAATCGCATTCCATATCGACCAAGACCAGCGTGGATACAAAAACCAGATATTGATTTACTGAGAAGTGAGCACTATCAACAAGTTCTAGTGTCTTTGCTTTTAGATGGCAACGCATATGTTCGTATCTTTAGAGATGGTCGTGGAGATGTTGCAAACCTTGTTTGCTTAGATCCTACAAGAATACAGGTCAAAAGAAATCCTGCCACTAAAAAAATTGAATACATTATTGATAACTATGACTCAGGTATTGTTCCAGCCTCAGAAATGTTACACATAACTGAAATAAGAAAACCACAAGCACTAACAGGTTTGAGTCGAGTGACTGAACTGAAAGATAACTTGGGACTTGCTTCAGCGTTGCAATCTTTTGCCGCAAGATTTTTTGGTCAAGGCGCAACAACCAATGGTGTAATTGAGTATCCAGGCAAGTTAACTTTAGAACAAGCCAAGAATTTACAAACAGGATTCGATAATGCACACAAAGGATTTAAGAAAGCACACAAAACAGGAATCCTTGACTCAGGCGCGAAATATGTTAAAACAGGAGTTAATCCTGATGAAGCACAAATGCTTGAATCACAAAAATTTGCTATTGAACAAGTTGCGCGAATGTTTAGAATCCCACCACACATGATCGGGATTACAAGTGCCGGTGCTATGTCTTATGCAAGTGTTGAACAAAATAACATTAACTTTGTTGTTCATACTCTCAGACCATACATCTCTAAACTTGAAGATGCTTATTCAACATTGTTACCAAATGAAGCCTTTATGAAATTCAATGTTGATGGTTTATTGCGTGGAGATTACACAACCAGAATCCAAGGCTATTCCATAGGATTACAAAGTGGATTTTATTCTGTAAATGATGTACGCAGATTTGAGGATCTACGCCCTGTTGACAATGGTGACAGTAATCGTGTGCCTTTGGCCAACATTAATCTCACATCAACAGATGTTGTTGAACAAGATAAAAAAGTTGCTATGGCCACAAGACTTGTTGCTGTTGGTTTTGATCCTGCACAAGTTCTTTCAGCACTTGGATTACCAAAGATGTCACATACAGGTGTTCCACCTGCAGCGTTACAACCTGTTGTTGGTTTAGATCCTTTAGATCCAACTTCTGTTTATGAGGTCAAATAATGTCTTTAACAAGTGGTGTGGTTTCAATTGGAACAGCAGCAACTTTAATTGATGGTGTTGCTTCATCTAATCCTATTCATTTACATATTCACAATAACGATAACTCTGATGCTGTTTATATTGGTGGTTCAAATGTCACAACTACAACAGGTTTGCAATTAGTAAAACTTGATAGCCTTGATTTAATTTTAAGACCAGGGAACACAGTTTATGCAGTATCAAATAAATCAGGTCATTCTATTTCTTTCATAAAGCAGGATTATTAATGCCATATTTTATTTCAGATGATGCTGAGGGTTGTTCTGGTTGGGCAACTATCAAAGAAGATGGTGAAGTGATTGGTTGTCACACAACTAAACAAAAAGCAATTGACCAAATGGTTGCAGTATCTATTGCTGAAAAAATTGAGCCAGGTGGAGAAAGACTGAAACACACTAAAAAGAAAAAAATGATGTATCGCGTTTTGCCTGATAATTACAGACCATCTCTTAGTGAGGATGTTCCAGAGGGTCGTGCTTGTGGCAATTGTATTTTTTACAAAGAAGATGATGTTAAAGAATTTGCTGATGGTGAACTTCGTGCTTGGTGTGAAAAGTGGGATGACTATGTGAATGGCGCATATTACTGCAATGCTTGGCAACCATCTGACGAAGATCTTGATGATGAAGAAGATGATGAAGAATTAGAAGATGATATGGATGAAGAAAGAGCGCCTGCACCTAAAAAAGAACAGATCAAAGGTTCAGATAAAAATAAAGCAGGAAGCGCCAAAGGTGCAGGTGGAAAAATAACTTTTGATGAA